TTAATCGTGTCATTATCAAATATAAATCTCATTCGATTCATAAGATAAGGTATGTCAAAGAATTTTACATTCCAACCTGTAACAATATCAGGATGATTTTTGCACCAAAATTTAAGAAACTCTAATAATAGATGTTTTTCATTTTGACATTTTATATAAGTTACGTTTGCTTTTTTAGATATAAAGTCACCAGTTCCCCAAGTTAATATTTGTTTGTTACTATGATTTTTTACAGTAATACAAATAATTGCTTCTTTAGCCGTATCAGCATCAGGAAATCCGTGTTCACACTTACACTCTAAATCTAAAGTAAAGATTTTTATATAATCTTTATTCCATTTTACTTCTTCTGGATATTGATTTGCAATAAATTGATAGTTATAACGGTTCATACCATAAATTTTATATTCAGGTATTGCTCTATATTCTTCAAAGAAATGTTTTGCTTTAGATATAGTGTCAAATTTTTTAGGTTTGACACTTATGCCGTCTAGTGTCTGATATTTTGTTTCTTCTTTTGTAGGTATATAAAGTGTAGGTTGATAATTGATTCTACTAATATAGGGTTGTCCGTTTGCAACACCTCTTACTAATAACTTACCTTTATATTCAACAACATTTGTATAAAAATTATTCATTAACTATTTTCACCGTTAAACCATCATATTCTTTTTTAAGTGTAATTTGACAGGCTAATCTACTTTTCATTCTGTCATATTTTTTTTCGTATTCTATTAAATCTGTTTCAGGACTATTATAATCTGCAGGTTCAATTTTGTCAAGCCATTTATCATCTATGTGTATATGACAAGTTGCACAGGCACAACACCCACCGCAATCACCATCAACATATTGTTGAGAACCGTGAAACTTTAAGGCTTCCATTAAACTAAAGTTTTCTGGTGCCTCAATAATTTCAGTTTGATTATCTTTTATTACTTTGACTTTTATTTTCATTACACAATAATATTTGGTTTCTTTGCCTGAACTATCTTACTTGTATTTTGTTTGTAAGTTTCTAAAATGTTTGTGTCAGGTTTTGATTCGCAAATAATATTGTTTGTTTTGATTTTTATGATTTCGTCTTTTGTGAAATGTATATACGGATGAAAACCAATTGTCGCTGTTGCAGACCCTGGTTGTTGCATTGGTATTAATACAAAAGGTTTTTTGATAGTTGTATAAACTTCATTAACCTCAATTTCTTCAGCTATCACGTCCTCACCTGTGGTGATTCTATATAATTTAATCATAATATACTCCTTATTAATTATTCAGTTTGTTCTTTTTTGTCTGTCGTTTTTTTACCAATATTGTATTTTGCCAGTAAGTTCCATTGATTTTTTTCTTTAAAAGCAATTATCTTAATTTGCGATAATGGTGCTTTGTTTTCAGCTTCTTCTGGTTTTACAATGTTTAATAAATTCCAATCTTGTAATAAAATAGCAATTGTGTTTCTTCTTTGAATATCATTTTCAATTAAAGTAGCTTTTTTGCCGTCTAAAGCAAACAACTCTTTAAAGTGTACTATGTAATATTTACCTTGTTTGTGTAGTATGTGACAAGATTGAAATAATGTTTTATCTTTTCTACTTGCAACACCTATTCGGGACAAAGTTTCCCTAATTTTTAAAAAATCATCTGGTTGTTTAAGAGTTACCTCTAACATACTTGCAGGTGACCAATTGTAACTTTCTTCACTCATTTTTTTCTCCCACCCTTATCTAACTTTTGTTTAATAAGGTTAATTTCTTCTTTTGTTAGTATGTCTAAAGCAACTTTTGCTTTTGTGTTGCTGTATCCATAATATTCTTTTATCAAATCTAAATTGTTAGAACGACTTGTAGTTACCCATTTACCACCAAATCGTTTTCTTTTTCTAATACTATTTATGAGAAAATGAAACTGTAGCCTCTTGCTTATACTATGTCTTTGATTCATTTCATTTGCCATTAAAATAGTATCTACGTGTTGGGAAAGACAACGATTTATAACATAAGGAGGATATTTCTTTTCCCAAGTTAAATCATCACCATCAAGTAAATTAACTTTTGACCAGTTAATTGCATTTAAATAATCACTTAATTTATATTCTATCATATTATAATTTATTTACTTCAATCCATTCTCTTTCCTGAAAGGCAGATTTTATTCCTTTACTTTTAGGATTACAAGGAAAACTTATTGATATTCTTTTTGTGTTTGATGTTAATTTGTGATAATGCCAAACAGGTACATAAACTAAATCTCCTGGATATAACACAGTATCAATAACTGGTTTATCTGATATATTTTCTAAATTTTTTTTATTATTTTGTATTGTAACATTCCAAATTTTAACTTTACTTTCACCTTGCATTTGAATAATAAAATTGTGGCTTTCATCACAATGAATACCAAATCCATCTTCTTCTTTTACTACTAAACTAAAATAAATATGAGCATCTGTTGGACAATCAGATTGTTCACTAAAATATTTTACTAGTTGATTAATTTTTTTGTTATAGCGACTCATATCTTTAAAATAACAAGTACCTGTGAGTAATTCTTGTTTCATAACATCAGCTGGAAAACTATTAATATCACTTAACCAATCTCTATAAGGCCATTGTGCAGGAAATCCTTTTGTGGCTATAAAGTTTCTTTCAGTTAGTATTGGTCTAAAATTAATTAAATGTTCTAAATCTTCCCAATTAAAAATGTTTAATTTAGTAAATTTTTTTATTAAAAATGGTAAATTTGTTTTTAATTTATTTTGTAATTCTTTTTTTTTCATATGTTCTTTTATTATGTCTGCCGATATACCATTCACCAGGTTCGTAGTTCCAGCGTTTACCGTGATGACCTCTTACGTCAGCATACCACATTCTTAATCTTACTAATAATTTTCTTAAAAAAGTTTTTTTTGCCATTACTTAAATTTACATTCCGCCATTATTTGTGTTAAACAAGCGACCATATTTATCTCGTGGTCAGCCACGAAAGCAGATTTATATTGATAATCAGCAATTGTTAAAACAGCTGCGGGTACTGATTGTGGTTGTAAGTTTTTATAAAGTATATCATAGATACTACTAAACAAAGATGATGGATCTTTATCAAGGTTTTGAATAACCCATTTACGCATATCACCAAATCTTTTTTCTTTTAACATCTTAATTAATTCTTTATTATTAATTTCAGATAATGATACAAGTATGCCACTATCAATTTTACCTCTTGCTGAATATCTTTGTAATTCGTTGATGGTTCGTCTAAAGTCTGGATAGTGTCTTTGTATTAATTCAGCTAATACTTTTTTATCAAACTCAATGTTTTCTGTTTTAAGAATATCACTTAGTCTTTCTAAAAATGCAGTAGCAGTTTTTACTTTTTGACCATTTGTAATTCTAAAATCAATAACAGTACAACGACTATGTAAGGCAGGAATGATTTTATTTTTGAAGTTACAAGTAAATATAAATCTACAATTTTTATGAAATGATTCCATAAAGTTTCTTAATGCAGGTTGAACAGAGTCAGCATTCATATAATCTGCCTCATCAACTATAACAACTTTATGATTTGTAGATTCGTCTAACGAAACGGTAGACGCAAAGTTTTTAATTGTTGTTCTTAATGTATCAATATGACGGCCTTCATCTGAACCGTTAATGATAATATAATCACAACCTAATTCTTCACACAAAGCACGAGCAACAGTAGTTTTACCTGTACCTGCTGTACCTGAAAGAAGTAGATTGGGTATTTCTTTTTGTTTTAGAAATTTTGAAAATGTATTTTTTAAGTCTTCACTTAATATACAGTCCTCAATACGCTTTGGCCGATACTTTTCGACCCATAAAAAATCTGACATAATATAAACCTCACTTTATTCATTATTTAGTTTCCATTGTAAATTCTTTTACAATTTCGGTATCAACATCATAACCACCTTTGTTCATTGTCCAACAATCTTCTTCACGGTCATAATCGTGTTCGTCAACAAATGTTTGGACTTTATCTGCTAGTTCTTTATCTTCATCACTAGCATTTTGATAGTTACTCCAAT